TATGCGTACTCGAGCTGGCTGTTAGTGAGATCTGGGTCGGCCCAGTTGCTTGCCTGCTCGGTCTTATCCATCTCGCGACCGAGATCCCACGCAATAAGCTGCTTCAGAGCATACTGCCCGCCGCCCATAATAGCGCGCCGCAAATAGCCGACGTCGCGGCAGGCAACTTCGGGCGATCCGGCGGCGATAAACCAGCGCAGCTCAAACCCGGCGTTAAATACAATCCACTCGCCCTGCTCGAACATCGAGGCGCAAGCTCGGAAGCCGCCGGGGATAGGATCGAAGTCTACCAGCGCGCCATGCTGTCCGTTGTACAAAGAGACAAGCCTCACCTTTCCGTCTGCCGGTCGCAGCGACGTCGTCTCAAAGTCGAGCGCGCACATCCCGTCGTTAACGAGAGCGAGGTACTCGGCGAGCGCGGCCTGTGTAGTGATCAAATGCATATTCAATACCTATTCTAATACGGATCTAGTAAAGGGGCGCTTTGAGTATTGTGGCGGGCAGCGGGGATGATGGCGAATTGGCATGTTCTGGGGGCGACTGCGCGGGGCTGCGCCCTCGTCTCCCTCGTATGCTGGCAGCGCCCCGCCGGCGCGGCGTACTGCGTCGACAAAGTACCGCTCTAACTCTCGCACCTCTAAATTTAAGTATGCGTTTGTAAACATTGGTGAGTCCCCCAGAGCTGTTAACTCTGGGGGCCTTTCACTATTTCTTCGCGACTTTTTTAACAGTCACGCCGGAGACTAAATCATCAAGCGTTAACCCTCCGCTGGCGTAAGCCCCAGCGCTTTCTCGCGTTACCCAAGCCTCGACAACAAATTTTGGCTTCCAGTTCTTAGCGCCTTGAGCCTCAAACTGTTGCTTGTCGAAGTGGATCACAGGTATCTGTGCCTCGCCACGACGTGCTCGATCCTTAATCTCATTATGCAGATCACTGATCGAGTTCTTTGCGCTGATCGAGTTCGAGCTAAATTTGATCTGCGTCATCTCCTTGTCCAAAGAGACGCAACCCAAACCGAGCAAGCTGGACCAGCCCTCCCCCATCGCCGCATTGTACGGACCGTGATCCGGCAACTCGCCTTCACCTACGGCGCGGCCTTGGTCGAGGTAGTTCCACTCAACCCGGTCGACAGGCTTGCTAGATTTCCAGCAGATCCAGCCGTCTGTAAACGTCATCGGCTCAACTAAAAAAAGAGCCTCCGGGTCAATGTCGTCGCGGTCCTTGCCGAGCGCGTAGAGCCCAGTCTTTCCCGAAAACGACAGGTACTGAGTGAACGTCGTGTCGCGGTTGCCCTCCCCTGTCGTCTGTTGCGCCTGCTCGATAGCATCGGCAAGCGCGTCGTCGGACAGGACCGGCAGCTCGTTGCCAGATACAAAAGCCATTAAATCGTTAGTCATTACATTTTACCTTTCACATTTTTTACCCCAGCAATTCGCTGGACAGTGAGGCGCTCGGAAGAAGCGCCTACCGTTTCAAATGGGGATAAATCTATCCCCGCTGCAGCGACAGCCTTACGATTAAGACTGGCGCGTCCCTTGGCCTGCGAGATCGATACCTCGATGTCACCGGCAATTAGTTTATCTGTGCCACGCAGGGCAAGCTCGCCCTTTAAATCCTCTTTCAAGTTATCCTGCTCCGCCTTCAACGTGTCCATCTGATCCTTGATCGCGACGTAGCGGACGGCACTGCCTGAAGCGCCACCACTTACCCGCTTGCGCGGTGCGGAAACGCCGCTTACCCCGCAGACCTCCGTGAACGAACAGAATTTACAACCGCCGTCGCGCTTGCCTTCGCGATCTAAACCGTCTGCTGACGGCGCGGTGAATACGCGCTTCGCCTTCTTCGCGTAGCTGTCGAGTATCCCGTTATCGACCTCGATCTTAAATTCTTGGATGGCGTTGAAGTTCGAAGCGTCCATGTAGAGGAGGCGACCCTGCGTCACCGTGTAGTCGGTCTCCTGATTAACAAGAGCCATCGCAATCTTAAATTGAATTAGGTGGTTAACCTTTGGCAGGTTCCGCAGATTGGTGCGGGGGTCAATCGTCTTGATCTCGAGACCCTCCCAGTCGCCGTCGTCAATCTTAATGACGCCATCCGGCGTCGCTGATAGGCGGCGCTTCTTGTCCTGCAGGCTAAGCTGATTGTCGCCAATCATGTCGAGCGCGACGCTGTTGTTAGCCGCTAGGCTGTCCGTGACGTAGCTCTCACCGTGCGAGCCGCGACGTGCGAACCCCCAATCCTGTTCTTCTGCTGCCTCCGGCGTATGCTTTCCGTACCAAATCTTGCGGATACAGTCGCCTGCCTCCGAGCTGTTCAGAAACTCAGTGCGGTCAAAGCCCCAATCGTGGCGAGCCTCGATGGCCGAGCGCCCCTGCATAATCAGATTTTTCATGTTGGTCTCCTTCGTCATCTCTTATACGCTGTGTTGGATGGGCGGTCAAGCAATTCGCAATATTGCCCGCCGCACTCTTGATAGTCTATGGATGCAAGGCCGAGTTTGCGGTCGAGCATCCACAGCGATAGGCAGATCATTACGGTAAAGGCGATCACGACTACAACCTTACTCACTGGAACGTAACATCCCGGTCTTCGAGATCCTCCCGCGTTCCCCAGCGGCTAATGTGATAGTCGACAAGGTCGTCCATAGCCTCGCTCAAATCGTGCAGCATTAACAAAATATCGTCCTCGTCGTGGTCTTCATAGATTGCACAAGCTCGATCACTTAGCCCCGTGATGCCGAGGTAAAAATCAACAAGATCCACGCTGGTCTGGCCCTTCTTTTTCATCGTTTGTCCCCCATAGCTACGGCGTGCGCGCCGCGCTTTGTGTTGCTGATGCGGCGCACCGCCTGTGATAGTTTGTCGTCGCTGTCAAGAATGTCGATGTGCACGTGCTCAGTCTGACCGATCCTGTGCAGGCGAGCATAAAATTGGTCCATCACTGATGGGGACCAGTCCTCCTCGACGACGATGATACGGTTGCCGCCGTGTTGCAGGTTAAGGCTAACGCCCATGGCTGCAATCTGGCCGATCAGGACGTCCAGTTTTTTGTCGTTGAATGCATCCTGCAAAAATATTTTTTGCTTCTCGGAAGTGCGGCCATCGAGGACGCCGACCTCCAGATCCGACAGCTCGTCGGCAAGTCCATCGATTACAGAGCGGTGCCATGCTCCAACCAATACCGGCCCTTGTCCGATCTCGATGCGGTCGCGTATCTCAGCGGCGGCGGAACCGACTTTGCCTTCACCAATCTTGCGGCGGGCAGTGGCGATGTGCTCGTCGTTGCTGGCGACGGCCTGCTCTATCTGCTGCATAGTTTTGAACCCCGCAAAAATTTCGCGCAGCTCGTCGTCCATGTCGAGGCCAATTTGCAGGCGGTTCGTCGTCAGCGGCGGCATGGCAGCCCAGACGTCGGCCAGCTCGCGGCGGACGGCGAGGTTGTCGCCAAACACCCAGCGCTTTAATTCGTCAGTGTTGCGCGATCCGACCGTCATCTTAGTGGGGTAGCGAGCGCCGGGAAATTGGCGCGACTGGACGACAGTGTATCGCAGATTAAAACGATCTACGCTGCTGCCACCACAGCGCTCTTTCATACCGGCGGCACTTGCACGGCACAGGAACGGATAAAGATCATCATTCCAGCGTGTGATAGGTGTGCCGGTCAGGCACCATGTGTGCCCGACGCTGCCCGCAAGGCCGCCGCTGCCGAGGAGCGCTTTTGTGCGCTTGGCCTTCACCGACTTGCAAGCGTGCGCCTCGTCGAGTATCAGGGCGCGGGCCTTGAGCTGCGACAGCTCTGCTGCGCGCTTGGTAGCAATTTCATACGACATAATTAGAGCTGTGGCTGCGCCGTCAATTTTAGTCTTGCCGGTCTTCACAAGCTGCGCGGTGTCGCCTAAGAAGAACGCCTCGAACTCTGCCTGCCACATTCTCAGCGAGATCGGCGGCCCTACTATAATGACTTGATCGGTGACCAGCTCGCGAACCAAACGAAAAGCCTCAAGAGCGGACAGCGTCTTACCGCTGCCCATCCCTGAAAAGTTCCCGGCAAAGCGGCGCGCAGCCAGAAACTGCGCGTCCTCGATCTGATGGGGTAAAAGATTTTTCATTTTAATAATACCTTCGCCGCTTCTAAGCGCCGATCTTCTTCGTCGGTGTTCAGCCACGGGCACATCGTCAGCGCCTTGACCATATTCTTCAGCGCCCAAAGCGGCTGGTTGCCGGTGATCTTCTTTGCTTCTGCCGTTGTCATTATTCGCCCTCCTCTACCAGTGCCTGCGCGGTGCTGAGATAATCGCAGATCAGCGCGTCAAGATCTTCGCGAGCCGTGTCAGTTACATAAGCGCCAAACCGCCACACCTCTAAGCTAGCAGCAACGTGGTTGATGCGGTGGCTAGCCGTGCGGATGGTGCGGGCGATACCACTAATGAAGTCGGCACAACACGCGGGGCTGGAGCCTCTTGTAACGACGTCGTCGCGGAGAGCGCGGGCCAAGGCCAGTGCGCCGTTGACGATCTCGATGTCGTCGTCTTGGGCTGCTGTTGGGTTGTTATAGTCGCTGTAGTAATTCATGTCGTGGTCTCCTCGGTTAATGTCTACACAGAATATGGGGCATCAGGCTCTGACTGTCAAGAGCCTGATGCGATCTATTTGTAGCGGCGCTTGTATTCAGCAGCGCACTCAAGAGCCATCTCATTAATGAGACTGTCGCGCTCAGCCATTAGCTTAGCGTAGTAGGCGCTGCCCTCGTCGTGCAGTTTGAGTGTCTCGCGAATGTCGTTTAGTGCATAGGCGCGGTCTGCTGCGGCTTTGTTCGTTGCTGGATAGAATCCAGCCAGATACTTTTGATATAGGACATGTTTAATGTTGTAAGTCATTTTGGTCTCCTCGGTTAATGTCTACACAGAATATAGGGCATCAGGCTCTGACTGTCGAGAGCCTGATGTGCTCGACGGCGTCAGCCAACTCGCTTTCCCAAGCAGCGCGGTCAAGGTGGCAGAAGGCTGCCACGTAGACGCTGGGGATGTCTGTCTCAGTTGGGTGGCACCAGTAAAAATAGCCCGCGCCCTTGACGAGTTCGAGGTCGTGGGCGGCTGCGGCTTTGTTGAGATCTTTAATGCTGTAAGTCATCGGGTGGTCTCCTTGATTAGGAATCGGTCCAGCGGTCAATCTTAATTTTCGCCTCGCGCAGTAGCTCTGCACCATCCAGCCAAAAATCTTTATTTGCTGGTCTTAGGTTAAAATGACCATCTTCGCTGCGCTCGATGATCCAGCCTTTGTAGTGATGCTCCATGTCGTGGTCTCCTTGGTTAAGCGTGCTGCCGTACACAGTATATAGTGCATCTAGAACTAGATTGCAAGAGCATGACAGAAAATAAATTATTTTAATTATTTCGTTGTCATGCTCTTGACGATTGGATCAGGATGCACTATATACTGTGTAAGGCAACGCGGTGTTGCCCTTAACCGAGGAGACCAGCAGATGAACATCAACCTGACAGACGTAGAGATGGAAATGCTAGACCGCGCACTAGGTGCCGTGTGGTGGCAGCAGAACGCGGCGGACGAACCCGGCCAGTCTGAGGCCCATCGAGTGATCCGCATCCAGCGCAAGTTGGCTAGAGCAGCGAGCCACGCCAACACCGAGATCGAATAGCAACCCAAAATATGAGGCATCGGCATGACTGATAATATCCCATTGTATTCTAAGGTTAAGAACATGACAGACAATGAACTAACCTACGCAATGAATGACATAAGAGAGACCTTAAAGCTGCATAAAGTAGGTACGACATACCACAAGAAACTAATGCAAGAACGTGACCTCATACTCAATAAAATGAGTGGTGAAGTCGTGAAGGAATACATCAAGATTTACATGGAAGCGCCAAAATGAAAATCTTTGCAACAAACGTTCTTGTTTTCATAGGGGCTGGGTTGGCCCTTTATCTTCTATTTTTAGTCACGCCATAAGGAAGCAATGCAATGTACATTGGATCAGAATATCGACTTTGCGACCAAGAAAACCGCACGCTGCTAGGCTACAAGACAATCGTAATCAAGGAGCGTGTGTTGTCGCGGACGGAAACACGCGGAAGCGCGTACACGGGAGAGGTTACGTCCTACCATTACACGCTGCTGTGTTTGGTTGATGGCGGCGACTCTGCGGAGTTGGATGAAGGGCAGTTGCAAGACGAGATAATTTGCGGCCTTTATGAAATGGAGAAAGTGATATGACGCGCACAGATTGCCGAGATATGTATCTTGACTGGACTAACAATTTTTTAACTCTGGAACGCTTTGCCGAGCATTACGGGATAGACTGCGAAACGGCAAATCACGTTATTGTGGAGGGCCGCCGCGCCCACGAATTTATGGTCGATCACGGGATCAGGAGATGAGCACGAGCGCAGTGATCCGCGAGATCAGGCAAGAACAGAAGATGCAAATTAACCAGCTTGCGAAGTTGTCGGGTCTGCATCGCAACACAATTTACCGGGTCGAAAAGGGAGACGACATTTCAGTATTGAATTTTGAGAAGATGCTAAAAGTTTTTGGCTATGAATTGGAAATAATGAAATGCAAAGACTGATAAATCGAATTGCGGCTGCGACCCGTGTGCGCGAAAGCGCGCAGGGGTCGTGGGCAAAGAACTATTGGACCTGCGTCGTCAAAGCTTTGCTTAGACAAGCGCGCAATTGACAAACAAGAATTAACCCGCCACTCTGGAGAATGGCGGGTTAGTTCTTTAACTGCGGTGCTTGGCGCACCGACTATCCCAGCCAGAGGAGACCAATCGAATGACCGAGACCCCAGAATTATACAGCGACCTGCCGCCTTTAATCAAGGCTGCTTTAGAAGTGGCGGCCAGTGGCCTGCCTGTATTTCCTACTTATGATAAGACACCAGCGTGGTCGAACGCTGAGCTATGCGTTGCTCGAGGCGAGGGCGGCTATAAGATAGCCAGCACCGACCCCGACCGCGTTATTGAACTGTTCTCGCATCGACGTGCGAAGGAGATAGCAGTGCCGATGGGCGAGATGAGCGGCCTGATGTGCGTCGATGTCGATCTGCAGAAAGGAGACCACGTCCATAAGTGGCGCGACGACAACGCTTCATGGCTGCTCGAGACGCGCTGCCATTCGACGAGGAGCGGCGGGCTGCATTTTCTGTTTAAGCATATCCCCGGCGTGCGCTTTCCAGCGCAGCTCGCTGCCGGTGTTGACATCAAAGCAGGCGGCACTGGCTACATCTGCTGGCCTCCGACGCCGGGCTACAGCCTGATCAGCGACGTGTCGCTGTCGAAGTTCCCCATTGATCAGCTAAAGAGCGACGGCGAGCGCGGCCCGCTGTCGTTGACGTCATGGAACAGCGCGACCGACCATGAGCTGATCGACAAGATAAGGTCGGCGGAGGATCTTTACCCGGCGCTGCGGTCGCTGTCGATGAGGTTGCCTTCGAGGCGAGGCGAGGACGGCCTACCGCTCAACAGGGATACGCAGGTCGCCGTTATGCACGCGATCATGGCTAATAGTGAGGCTGCTAGCCCGACGCATACACGTCACAATGACTGGCTCGACCGATTGTCGAAGATCGAGGATCTCGTTGACAGTTCGATTGATAAGACTGGCGTGACGCTCACGACCGACGACATCGAGCGCCTCAGTGCCGGTGAGCCGTTTATGGATATCGCCGTCCGCCCTATCGGTCCCCAGCAGGAGACGACTGCCTCTGATATTGAGGAGCTTGTTGGGGACGACGATGCTGAGATCGAGGTTATGTCAGCAGCGTCACTCGCGGTGGAGACGCTGCCTCCTATCGAATGGCTGGTCGATCAGATGATACCGATGGGAGGGACCGTCAGCCTCGGTGGTACATCTAACGTCGGCAAGACGAGGTGGCTTGCCCACCTGTCGATCTGTCTGGCTGCGGGTAATACTGAGGCGATGGGTCTGCCTGCATCGACGGCTGCTTCCGTTCTATGGTGCGCC